AATGCAAAAGATAAAGTAATTGAAATATCTAACGGTTCTACTGTCAGAATGGGTTCGGTCAACCAAGTTGACTCTTGTGTTGGCCGTTCTTATGACTTAATTATCTTTGATGAGGCGGCACTCGCTGATGGCAAAGACGCTTTCAATGTAGCACTTCGTCCTACTCTTGATAAAGAAAATTCTAAAGCAATATTTATATCTACCCCACGAGGAAGAAACAACTGGTTCTCTGAGTTTTTCTACAGAGGTTTTACAGAAGAGTTTCCTGAGTGGGTATCCATACGAGCAACTTATAAAGACAATCCACGTATGTCCCAGACTGACATTGATGAAGCACGAAAGTCTATGTCAGATGCTGAGTTTCGTCAAGAGTACGAAGCAGACTTTAATACTTATGAAGGCCAGATATGGAACTTTAACTTTGAAGAGTGTGTAAAAGACCTTAGCTCCTTTGACACTCGTAAGATGGACGTCTTTGCGGGGTTGGACGTAGGTTTCAGAGACCCAACAGCAATGTGTGTAATCGCATATGATTGGGATACAGAACAGTTCTACTTAGTAGACGAGTATTTTAATAACGAGAGGACCACCGACCAACATGCAGAGCAAATCCAGAAACTTATTGATAAGTGGGATATTGATTATATTTATATTGACTCAGCTGCTCAGCAAACAAGGTTCGATTTCGCGCAGAACTATGGAATCTCCACTATTAACGCGAAGAAGTCTATCATCGATGGAATTGGACACGTTGCTTCCATTATCGATAACGACAAGCTACATATCGATCAAGAAGCAAAGCAATCCCTCACTTGTGTAGATGCATACCAGTGGGATCCAAACCCTAATCTTCTCAAGGAAAAACCAAAGCATAATATGGCCTCGCACATGGCTGATGCACTTCGATATGCGCTATACTCATTTATAGTCGCGAACGTTACGTTTTAATGATACCTAGTGAAAAATAGTTATTGACAAGATACCTTAAACTCGCTATAATTCTTCTAATGAAAAATCAGGAACTGGAAAGGAAATGCCTAAGCTAAAACGAGACGTTGTAAAGTATGTACGAGACAAGGCAAAATCTAAGTACAAGAAAGGAACCTCTTGCGAAATTTGTAACGAGACGGAACAGCTTGATTTTCACCACTATTATAGTTTAACACCCTTGTTGAACCAGTGGCTTACAAAGAACAAACACAATCCGGAGTACATACAAGCACTTCGGGATGATTTTATTGAAGAACATGCAGCAGAACTATATGACCACACAGTTACATTGTGTCATACACATCACTTAAAACTGCACTCAATTTATGGTAAAGACCCTGCTCTCGGCACCGCTAAGAAGCAGATGCGCTGGGTAGAGATTCAAAGAGAAAAACATGGCTTGGTATAATAATATTTTTACAGCAAAAGCTACAGACGTAGAAGAGAAATTGAATCCTGCGCAGCAATACTATGGTAATGATATTCAGAACTCTCGTGAGCCTACGTTTCAATATGAGCGTGCTTACGAAGAGCTAGAAATCGTAAACCGTGCTGTAAATATTATCGTTGATGATGTTGCCGAAATACCTACTATCGTAGCAGGGCAACATAAAGGCATGAGTGTAATCAAAGGCATTAAGAGAGCAAAGGTAGACTTACTCCTTAATAACGAGCCTAACCCTTTCCAAGATATCAATACGTTCAGACGTAATCTGGTAATTGACTATATTCTTGATGGTAACATCTTTATCTACTTTGATGGTGCACATATGTATCACCTTCCTGCTGATAAGATAGCTATTCATGCTAGCTCTGACACTTACATTGAGAAGTTTACTTACAATAAGAAAGTAGACTATAAGCCTAGCGAGATTATACATATTAAAGAGAACAGCTTCTACTCTATTTATAGAGGCGTTCCACGTCTTAGCCCAGCACTTCGTACTATGCAGCTAATGATGAAGATGCGTAAGTTTCAAGACAACTTCTTTAAAAATGGTGCTGTACCTGGTTTGGTACTTAAGTCTCCTAATACTCTCTCCGAGAAGATTAAAGAACGTATGATGATGTCTTGGCAGGCACGATACCAGCCAGAAGCAGGTGGTCGTAGACCCCTTATTTTAGATGGCGGTATTGAAGTAGATTCTATTTCAAATGTAAATTTTAAAGAAATGGATTTTCAAACTAGCATCGCAGACAATGAAAAGATAATTTTAAAGGCGCTGGGAGTCCCTCCAATTATGTTGGACTCTGGTAACAACGCTAACATTCGCCCAAATATGCGAATGTACTATCTTGAGACTATACTTCCTATTGTTCGAAAAATGAATTTCGCAATGGAAAGATATTTTGGTTTTGAGTTAAAAGAAGATATTACAGAAATACCTGCCCTACAGCCTGAGTTACGTGATGCCTCGGCATACTACACTTCACTTGTAAACGGAGGTATCATTACACCAAACGAAGCTAGAATCAAGCTTGGTTTTGAGCCCTTAGAAGGCGCTGAAGAGATACGCGTTCCCGCTAATATTGCTGGTTCTGCAACCAACCCCGATGAAGGGGGAAGACCCGAAGAAGGAAATGAAGATGTCGAATAGACCTCAAAGAATTAAACTCTGTAGAGATTTAGCAATGTACTTTGCAGAAAAAGGTAAGATTATGGACCAAAAGGAATACATAGCAGCAGCAGACAAGCCTGTAACTTATTCCGGGGTTCGTAATATTGCTAGAAGTTATTCACGAGCAATTGAAATGGTAAAGAAGGCACACCCTGAACTTTTAGAATTGATCGAGAAGAAGAAGGTAGAGGACGCAAAACCTAAAACTCCACCTAAAGCACCAAAGCCCACGCCTGTACCTGCACCTAAGGTAGAGCCAAAGGCAGCGGTCAAGCCTGCTCCGGCAGTAAAACTGGATAAATAAATGGATAAAATATTTAATCTGACATCCACTTTTAAATCATTAGAGGCTGAAGACGGTTCTGTAATGATTAGAGGAATGGCAAGCACTGCTGACTTCGATCGCGCAGGCGATACCATTTCAGCTGAGGCCTGGCAGAAAGGTGGACTGAAGAATTTTGAGAAGAATCCAATCATTCTGTTTAATCATGACTATGATAAACCGATTGGACGAGCCACAGGGATGAAAGCTGGCCCTGATGGACTAGAGTTAGAATGCAAAATCAGTAAGTCGGCACCTGCCAACGTAGCTGAACTTGTTAAAGACGGTGTTCTTGGAGCCTTTTCTGTTGGTTTCAGAGTCAAGGACGCTGATTATATAAAAGAAACCGACGGATTAATGATTAAGGACGCTGAGTTATTTGAAGTATCAGTTGTATCGGTACCTTGCAATCAGGCAGCTACTTTTTCGCTCGCGAAGTCTTTTGACTCTACTACAGAGTACGAAGAATTCAAAAAAACTTTCACTAATCGTGTAGATCTAGCCGGTCAGTCTCTGGCTAAGGACGAAGCAATTGCTTCAAATGTAGCTAGTGACAACACACCGAAAAGCGTGGGTATTACACCTACAGATCAGGAGATCAAAATGGACAATCAAAACATCGACTTGGAAGCTTTTGCAAAGAAGGTAGCTGAAGATACAGCCGCTAAAATCGCAATGAAGCAAGCCGAGCAAAAAGCAGCTGAGCAAGCTGAAATCGAGAAAGCACAAGCTGAAGCTACTGCTATCGAAGCTCAGGAAATTAAAGTTAAGACCGGTATCGAGTCTGGCGTAGAGAAGCTAATGGCTGACGTTGAAGCTAAGATGTCTGAGAAAGACGCAAAGATCGACGAAGTAGTTGCTCAGTTTAGCAAAGACCTCGAAGAGAAAAATGCTGAAATCGAAGCTATGCGTAACAGCAAGCGCACTTTTGGTGATCGTTCTCAGGGCGACATCTCTAAGTGGGGCCAAGACTTCATGCACGCTAGCCTGTTAGGTACTATGACTGGCAAAGGAATGGATACTACTTTTGCTCGTGACCTTATGGAAAAAGCTGGTGTTGATTACACTACTGCTGCTGCTGATATCGATCAAGAAGTTGCACGTCAAATCGAGAAGGAAGTTACTCTTGAGTTGAAGACTGCCGGTTTATTCCGTGAAATCCAGGTAAATGGCGCTGCTACTGTAATGCCTATCCAAGGTGACGTAACTGCTGCTGCTTTCCAAACTGGTGCAGCATCTGCTGGTAACCTAGGTACTGTTGGCGGAACTTCTAACACTTTCCAGCCTGCTCAGGTAATTTTGAACGCTTATCGTTTGATTAGCCAGACTTTCATGGACAACAACGTAGATGAGCAAGTTCTCATTAACTTGATGCCTATGCTTGTTGACTCAGTTGCACGTGCTCACGCTCGCGCTGTTGATAACGCTATCATCAACGGTTCTGGTTCTATCACTGGTCTAGACGGCTTTGCAACTGCAACCGCCGCCAACCTCGACGTTGATGGTGCTTCAGTAGCCACTGGTAACTCTGCTACTCTTACTGCTGCTATGCTTATGGCTGCTCGTAAGGACATGGGTAAGTACGGTGTTAATCCTTCTGATGTTGCTTACATTGTATCTCAGTCTCGCTACTTTGAGCTGATTGAAGATGCTGGCTTCCAGGATATTACTGACGTAGGTTCTGATGTTGCTACTAAGCTAACTGGTTCTATCGGATCTGTATTCGGTTCACCTGTAATCGTATCTGATAGCTTTGCTGCCGAAGGCGCTGGTATTCCAGCCGCATTTGCTGTTAATACTCGCAACTATGTTATCCCACGTCTACGTGGTGTATCTGTTGAGTCTGACTACGAAGTTGGCAATCAGCGTAACGTAATCGTCGCTTCACAGGCCCTAGGCTTTGAAGAGTTGGTTGCTGATACTGCTGGTAACCGTTCCGCAGTTAAGATTGACTGTGTAGCTTAATTTAAAAGCAAAACGAGAGGGGAGCTTGCTCCCCTTAAGTTTTTACTAATGGACTTATAGAATATGGCAAACTTGATTGATTTAGAAGATTATAAAGACGCGAAAAATATCTTGAATACGAAGGATGATACTCGTCTGAATCTTTTGGTCACTTCTGTAAGTCAATTAGTAAAAACTTATTGTGGTAACAGTATTGTAGATTACTATTCTTCAGCAATTACTGAAACAATAAACGTTACATGGGATACCCATGTTATTCAACTTACTGAAGGCCCTGTAGTTAGTATCACTACTGTAAAAGAGCGTGACTCTTACGCGGGTGCATACAAGACTCTTACTACTGGTGCTTTTGAGTATTATCTCGATACTACTACTGATAGCCTTTTACGTACAACTGGCGCAACTAACTTCTGCAACTGGCGTAAAGGGCCGGGTGCCGTAGAAGTTACTTATACTGCTGGATATGCTTCTTGTCCTGCAGACTTAAAGCTAGCAGTTATCGATTTAGTTACCTACTACTTTAAAGATGAGCACAAAACTCGTCAAACCATGGCAGGGGCTAGTATACAAAACTCCGGCAGTACTAGTCAACGTAATAACGTAGCGTTTCCAGACCATATTAAACGTGTCTTGGATCTATATAAAAACTTCTAATGGCAGATAAGGCCTTACTTGCGGCATTAAAAAGTGTAGAGTCTCGTATACACAAAAGCGCAGAAAGCTATAGAAAGTATGTAAGTAACTTTGAGACGCACGACATTGAAATCAGTGCATCTACTATAATTAAGGAAGTTACTAAAGAAATGCTTTCAAGGGAAGGTGCTGATACCTTGCCTAAAAGCACTCAAAATATTATAAAACAAGAAGTTACAGCTATGTGCGGAAGACTTTATTCTGCTCTACACCCTAAAAAGTTCAATACAGATAGAAAGAAATATATTACATCGGAGATGAAAGGTACTCCTACAAATTTTTCAGTTGTATACGCTACAAAGACGGGCTACTCGGGTAGTGTATTTAATGCTTTTAAAAGGCTAAAGCAAAAAGAGCAGAAACCATTAATTAAAGCTTTAAACGCTAATATTAAAACTTTAAATAGGGGTAGTAAGAGGCAAAGAGAGACTATTGATTCTCGAAAAGGCTTTCTTGATATAGGACATGCTGATGCGTCCTCTGTAGGTAGACAAAGAGCTGGTTATGTTCAACAGACTTTGTTTGAATTCGGAGGCGGTAATAGTAGTAATAAATTAGTAAATAAACTTATATCCGAGCTTTCTGATGGCATAGATTTAACTTTGCAAAAACTTGATGTTGGTCCTCCCACTGATACAATTAAAATATCTATGGAAAGTAAGGCATTTAACCGCGCTTCTATGACAAAGAATGAAATAACTGATTTGAACAAACAATTAAAAATTGTTATAGAAAATATGGGAGGAGAGTACTGGGCTGGCTTATCGGGATCTGACTCTACAATATCTAAGGCTACGAAAATTATTGTAAAAGAGTTTACTAAACCCTTAAAAGGTAAAAAGGGTGTAAAGATAAAAACTATAAATACAACTATAAAGAGATCGAGCGGTAAGACACAGAAAGAAACTAATAAATCTAAGGGATCTAAGAAGGCATATAAAGATGCAGCAATAGGGGCTACGGCCACTCGAACAAGAGCTGCCAAACCAGCCTTTAACCCTTTAGCTATTGTAACGGCAATTAACAAAGAACTCCCTGCTACAGTAAGAAAGAATATGGGAGCTCCCGCACTTGAAAACCAAACAGGTAGATTTGCAGAAAGTGTTAGAGTCACCGATATAATGCAAACTGCCAGAGGTTTTCCAAGTATAGGCTATACTTACCAAAGAAACCCTTACGAAGTTTACGAAACAGGTAGTGGAAGCAGATTTGCTTCTGACGACAGAGACCCAAGAAAAATAATTGATCAATCTATACGAGAGATTGCTGCCCAATTTATGATGGGACGATTCTACACTAGGAGACAGTAATGTCAGAACCAGAAAGAGTTTATACTACAAGAAGGCAGGGCATTATAACTGCTCTTGTCGATAAACTAAAAGACATTGATGGTAGCTTTGCCTATTTATCAAATGTTAATGAGAATGTATCTCCTCGACTCAAGTTCTGGGACGAGGTAGAAGAATTTCCTGCCATACATCTCAATGCGGGGTCAGAAAGCAGAGAGTATCAAGGAGGCGGATTTAAAGACCGGTTTCTAACTGTTACAGTACGTTGTTACGTACAAGATGAAGATTCTGTAGTAGCTCTTGAAGAGTTGCTTGAAGATGTTGAAACTGTAATTGAAGGAAACTCAAGACTATTGTACTATGACCGCAGGGGCGCGACTCAGTACACCCACCAAATCACAGTCGTTAGTATTGATACTGACGAAGGTGTATTAGACCCTTTAGGCATTGGAGAGATGATACTAGAGGTTCGCTACTAGAAAATACTGGCACGAACAAACGTTCACGTCCAAGTCTTTTCAAGATTCATAGGAGATAAACTATGGCACAACAACTATATTTTAGCCGGGATACGAAAGTATATATTAAGATCGGCTCAAACATATGGGAACTACCAGTCTTGGATGGCTTCTCGTTCTCACAGGCAACAAACTCGAGTGAAATTACTCTAGCAGAAATGGAATCCACCGCCGGTGTAAGCCGTCGTGGTCGTCGTGCCTTTAACGATTCTCTTGCTCCTGCTGAGTGGGCTTTCTCAACCTACGTTCGTCCTTTTGTATCTGCTGGTTCAGGTGCAGGTGCGGCAGATAATGCTGCAAAACATCACGCAGTAGAGGAAGTATTATGGGCACTGTTTTCAGGTCCTGCGACATACGCCTCACATACTTTTACAAACCAGTTTACCGCTGATGCTACAGACTTGGATATTGATTTTAGTGAATCAAATAAGTCGACTCTTGGTACTGCCGAAATTTTCTTTGTTCTCGGTAATGCTAATAAGAAGACGTACAAAATTGCAGGATGTGTTGTAAACGAAGCATCTATTGATTTTGACATTGATGGAATCGCAATGATTAACTGGTCCGGTTTCGGGTCAGAGATTACTGTAGATAGTATCCCAACACCCACTATTACTGAAGCAATTACGGATACTGATAACTTTATTCGTAACCGTCTAACTACTTGTACAGTTACTCCTACTACTCGTGATCCAGATGGAGATAGCGTAAACGAGCTAGAAACTAACTATGCTCTTACACTTACTGGCGGTAATATTACAATGTCTAACAACATTACCTTTATTACTCCAGAAGAGATTGGTTTGGTGAACGTTCCTATTGGTCACGTTACAGGTACTCGTTCTATCTCAGGTACTATGAATTGTTACCTTAGTAAAGATACTGGTGCTACAAACCACTCTAGCGATTTGTGGGAAGATTTGAAGTCAATTACAAATGTTGTAACTAACTCTTTCGCTCTAAATTTCAATATTGGTGGAACAGGCTCTGGTGTGCCTAAGTTAGCAGTAGCTATGCCTACTTGTCACTTGGAGATTCCAACACACTCTGTTGAAGATGTAATCTCTGTTGAAACTAACTTTATGTCTCTGCCTAGCACCATTGATGCGACTGACGAAGTTACTTTGAAGTACGTAGGTGTATAACCAATAGAAAAAAAGTTCTTGACATTTATGGTCTCTTCGACTATACTATGTTAATAGAAAATCGAAGCAGGGGTGATTTTTCACCCCTTCTTTGTTCCCACACTTTAATAACGAAGGATTTAAAAAATGAGCGACACCCCAAAGACTACAGCACCTGTTTCATTAGCGAGTCTTATGACTCCAAGCAAGACAGTAACTATTGATTTCTCCGGCTACCCGGGTATGACAGTAGATTTATGTTACTTAGCTAGAGAAGAGCTCGTAAAGCTGCGTAAAAAGTGTGTAACTACAAAATTTAGTAAAAAGACTCGTCAGCCAGAAGAGATACTTGATGAGGATACATTCTTAATTGAATATTGCAAAGGTGTAATCAAAGGATGGTCAGGCCTTAAATATCGTTACCTAGAAGAGCTTCTTTTGGTAGATGTCTCGGCTTTTGACCCTAATGATGAACTTGCATTTACTCAAGATAACGCAGAGTTGTTGATGAAAAACTCAACTGACTTTGATACTTGGGTTACAGAAGCAGTGAGTGACCTAGAAAATTTTACTGGGAACAAGTAGGGGAAATACGTAACCTACTTGAGCGATACGTACAATCAAGTAATCAGATTGATGTAGAGAAATACCTTCGTATCTGCGAACAGTTGGGAGAAGAACCAGACCCTGAAAAGATGCCGCTAGACCCTTCGGATTTTCCCGTGGAGGTCCAAGTGGCATTTTTCGTATTCAGCCTATTAGAAGATAACTGGGAAGGTATGTCAGGCACTTATATGGGAAAGACTTGGAATAATATAGAGTACTTTTTCAACTTATATGAGGTAGACGAACCCAGAACAATTTTATATATAATGAAATTGTACGAAAGCATACTAGTATCTTTCCGTTCAGAAGAGGCGGAAAAACGTAGAAAGGCAGAGAAGCGAAAAAGCTCCTCGGGCGGTGGAAAGAATTTCACCCATAATGTGACTGGCTAATGGCAAAAAATAAAGTTGAGATTGATGTAAAAGTCGATGACAAAGGCACTACTAAAAAAGTAGGTCTCGGAGCAAAGAAAGCCAGTAAAAATCTCGATAAACTTGGCACTTCTGCATCTACTGCTGACAGAAATATGAAAGGTGCCGCACAAGCCTCTGCAAACGGCACTAAAAACTTCTCTAAAATGGCACAAGGGATGGGAGGGCTCGTGGGAGCCTACGCAACCCTAGCCGCTAACATTTTTGCAATTAGTGCAGCATATAACTTCCTTAAAACTGCGGGAGATATGAGAATACTAGAGCAAGGTCAAAAGGCCTATGCGATGGGAAGCGGTATAGCAATTAGATCCCTGACTAATGATATCATTGACGCTACTGATGCACAGATTGGCTTCAAGGAAGCTTCGCAAGCAACAGCAATTGGTCTTTCCTCAGGTCTTAACGTAGACCAGCTTAAGAGATTAGGTAAGGCTGCAAAAGACACTTCCGCAATATTAGGTAGAGATGTTACAGATTCTTTTAATAGACTAGTTAAAGGTGCAACAAAAGCAGAGCCGGAATTACTGGACGAATTAGGTATTATACTTA